CGCGTTCCTACAGGCCATGTGGGTTTGTGGCAACACAGACTTCGGCCGGGACTACGCGGTCGCATCAGTCGTCGGCTGGGCATACACTAGCGATACTTACGCTGTGCTTCCCTCCGACCAGTGGCCATTGATTCAGTTGCTGGAGCCCCAACGGTTTACCCGGGAGCTCTTAGCACCGACAATGACCAGGTACCCTGACCCCGCGTCAGTGGTCAACCCAAGTGCCTACACTCGCGATTCGCAGCGTGGCATGACAGGCGTCAGTCAGCAGGAGGCGATGAACGTCGAAGGCTACTGCGTCGCTCGTGCCCTGGCACATTCACCACTCCTATCCGGGGTGATGGAAGCCGGGGCCGCCTTCAAGATCTACGCGGAGATCTTGGGGCCGTGGGTGTCTCGCACAGACATCTACCAACAGTTTCCGCATCTTGCCTTGAGAGTACACGGTACTCTAATAGGCCACCCCACGTACAGCGTGCATTACGCGCTGGTGATCTCCAACAAGGGGGCGTACGACCATGCTCTCAGAGTGGAGGCGCTTGGGGGCGCCCAATCGTCCATGGCGGAGGCCAATCAGAACTCCCCATCTGCGCGGCGATTGATAGGTGCGAAGGACAACGTGCAGACAAGGGCCGCTCACCTCGTCCGGGTGTTCCGTCCCTATCTCCTACGAGACGACCAGACAGGTGACCTGGTTGGCAACTACTACGCAGAGCTGAAGCTCAAACTGCACCCATCTCATCCTGGCCACCGGGTCATGGACGCGCTACCTAAGGAAATTCGCCCGCTCGCGATGGCCTTTTACGCGCGGCGCATCAGTGAGCGCAAACCAGCAAGGATTGATTTCATTGATTACGTCGAGAGCTCATTCACCTACGAGCCCAAAGACCTGTACCGCCACTTGGACAACATGAGCTCGCCCACTGCACAGCAGGGCAGCTATAACCGACTGGTGATGAATTCCTGTTTTCTCTACGCGAGTATGACAGAAGTGCCCGTACGAAGTCTCCAGAACTTCAAGGCAGCGCTGTCCCTCGGGCAGTCGCACTGGCCAGACCTGCCGTGGCACAAGGACTGGGTCTTCACTTCCAGCAACGCCGCGCGCACCGTAAAGTCTCACCCTTTCTTGACTTTCGCGCGTAACTGCAACACCGGTCTGATGAAGTCTTTCTGTCTGGGCGGGAGAGGCCTCAGAGCTCTCTTCCAGTGGGGCACGGTACAGAAACAGATAGTGTTGTTCGGCGACATGGCGATGGGCGCGACCGTAGGCGAACCGCTAGCCTCCGACTTCCAGGCTAAGTTTCCTGCGCACGAGATCGATCTGTGCCGGCTGACCCAGGAGCAGGCGTTGCCACACATAGTGCGCAATCCCGCCATGGTTTTGCTGACAGTCAGAGACTCGCTACCGGGCCTGCTCGAAGCACTGTCCGCCTTCGCGGCTCGAGTCGACACAGGGAAGCCTTCGGCGCTCATTTTCTGCATGCACGACGACCCCGACACTGCGCACGAAGACCTGATATTCCTCCCGCGCTTCGCGACCAGAAGCCGCACTCTCGACACCACGCGTGAAACCATCATGCGCGATGACTTGACCGAGGGATTCTTCGGAGACCACGACGACGCACTCTACATACGTGACGACAATGTCAAGTACAACCGCCACAACGAGTCCAGGCAGAGCTACGACAAGCTGTCTCTGTCCACTCTGTGCGCTTCTAGAGGCGTCGACATCTCCAAGATCTGGTATCAGCAAGTGAGTCGGCTAGACACGCACATCGTCGTCGCCCTCACTAACGACACGCGAGCGGACCTTTGGGAGCCCGCCATGATGTCAACGCGCCCGTGGGTGAGGCTCTACGCCGCCCCTCCCAAACAAGCTGCAACACCTGCTCAGACTCCTATGGAAACTCTGAAGCGGGACAGACCGCCGCGGACTCCCGTCAAGGTCGAGAGCCACGCCGCGCCGGCAGCAGCCGCGCCAGCACCTCCAACGGCACCCGCGCCTCAGGCGCCGGTCAACGCATGGAACAAGCCGCCAGTGATCCTCAAACGAGCAGAAGCATCAAGTGCTGCTGCCCACGCTCCGGAAGTCAAGCACCCGCGAGCGGACAGGCAAAAAGAGGACCTAGAGGGCATGGGCCTGGGGGAAAAGCCGGCAGCGCCAGCCACACCGCGCCCAGGGCCAACCTCGCCGATCAAGGACACGCTTGAGGATCTGAAACGCCGCATTGCCGCGCTGCGCAACATCCGAGAAGAGGGTATGCCGATCGAGGGAGGAGGGCGCATGTTCACCAACGCGAACGTGGTGGTCGTCCCCAACCGCTCACGCACACGCATGGAGGAGCAGGGAACACGCCCGCCGCCTGCAGCAAAGCCTTTTCGTGCCCCCCCAACCGCTGCAAGAGGCCGCCCCGGGCGTCGAGAGCGCGAGGCCCTGCGCGGCCAGAGTCGCAAAGTGGGTCACGACCCTAACGTTGACTTCCTGCATCCTGGTCTGCACGAAGATCCTGATGAGCCTAGCAGCGAGGCCTCTTCCGACGTGACCGAGCCCGCCTCCAACCGTCCGAGAGTCGACGCGGACGCCCAAGACATGCCAGTGCGAGCATCGAGCCAGCTGTTCAGCATGTTCGACCAGGGCTGTAACTTCTCTGAGCTGAGTGAGCTGACCATGGTTTACGCAGGGCGTTTCGGAGTCTACGTGGGTGAAGAACAGCGCGCCAAAACCGCCGCTGGACCAGGATGCGTGGGGCTACAACTGGGCGTCGCGTCGCAACTCATCCAGAGCGCGCTCACTCGCATCGCTTCCGACGAGCCGCGACTCCCGCTTAGCCAGATCAATCTGCTAAGAGCCACCATCGTCCGCCTCAAGTTGTCGGCGCTGGACCGGGTCCATGCTCAGACTCACTCCATCGCTTTCACGCAGCTGTACACGGCGCACCTAAAAATGCACCTCTCGGCCACCAGCAACGTCAATGCGCTTTCGATAGCGAGGGCTGAGCTGGACATCGACTGGGCGTGCACCTGGAACCCATGTAGGCGCCTGGTGAACCTGTGCAGACGCGGTTTGCTCGAGATAGGTGCCACCTGCTGGCAATGCGCCCCGTCGCGCGACTACAGACGAGACATGCCGACCGGCACCGTGATCAAGGGGTTCTACGCTACAGAGGCGCCGTGTGCGCCGCCAGTAGACCTGGACGCCTTGCCAAACGTGCCGGTTCAGCGCGTCAACGTGGGAGGAGCGCCACTGACACCCGAGGACCAGTTCCCAGGGTTCGTGTACAACGACTGCCGAGTACAAGCGCGCATCATCGACACTCCCAAGGAGCGAAGCTGGGGACTACACGCGCCGCACGTGTGCTTCGGCCACAATGTATGCATCCTGCACGGCCCGGTCTTCGAACTGGCCTCCGGCTGTCAGGGTGGATGCGTCGCAACCGGACTGGGAGGCTTCGTCCGCCGCCAGCTCTCGGGCGCAACCAGCGACTACGCCGCCAATCCTGACGTGGTGGACGAGGTAATCACTAACCTCCGAAACGAGCTAGAGCAACGCATGCTCGACAAGCCACTGATCTTAGCAAGGGTCATGAACACGAAAGAATGGGCACAGCAGACGAGCAGCAAAGGGGCTGCAGACTTCCTGTACAACCAGGACTGGAAGATGGAGATGATCGACCTGTTGAACCACGACGGCATCACCGACGTTTTCGAGAAGCGGGACAAGCAAGGCTATGTCCGGCCAGGAGCATCGCACACCGAGCACAAGGATTGCCGTGTCATCTCCAACCAGGACAACGAGTCCAAACTCCCAGACATCGGAGTGACCGGCGCCATCATGGCGCGCCTCTGCGACATATGTCCGGAGTGGTCGAACAAGAACTCTCCTAAGGTAAACGACCAAGAGGAGCAGGATTTCCTCAATGAGAATTACGGCAGCGATCTAGATGGAGTTGCGGCAAAGGGGACAGATGTGGTCAGAATGGACGGCCACACTGTCCCGCGTGTCATACGCGGCCTATACGACATCTTCCTGCTGGTTGCTCAAGAGATCTTCGACGCCGCAGACATCGAGGATGGACAAGAGAGATACGAGCTGTTTGAGAAGGCCTTGGCCCACCGAATGGTTCGGAAATTCGTCTACAAACGTCACGACATGGTCTGGGCTCGAGCCTGGATCAGTGGAGGTATAGCTTCCGGAGACATGGGTACTTCGCTCTTGGGCACCCTGGCAAACTTCGGAGGCCGAATCACTGCCTTCCGCCGCTACGAAGCAGGCGACGCGACACGGCCTGTGTACGACCCCGACCTCCCTTACTGTTTGTTGAGGGTTCAGGGCGACGACGGCAAGCTCATCGGAGATCGATACCACATCGAGGCACTCCAGATCGAGTATTCCGCTGTGATGCTTGGCTTAGGCTATTCCATCACCGACGAAGGAGCCACTATGATCGGACCGTACAACCGGCTGTCATACTGCTCGCGAACATCCCTAATCGGCCTGCGCCCAGACGGCACATGGCTGGTTAAAGGGGTAAGGGACTTCAAGAAAGTGTTTGCCGGGATAGGCTGGACGGCGCAACCAGTACCTAACACCGACAAGGCTCGAGCTCAATTGAGTTTAGCAACTGCACTAAGCGAACTTGCAGACGCGCGCACGGCCGACGGCAGTTCGGTGCCCGTTTATTGGGCACTGGCTTCCGGCATCGCCAACGCAGAGCGCTGCAACCGCAAGAAACCCCGCCACGACTCAGACACCGCAGAACGCCTTCTGCGAGTGCTGGGGCATAGGGTCGACATTCCTAGCAGGATCAGGGTGGCAAACCGCCTCTCCCTGCAGCTGGGGACCACGCTTCCCGAGCCATCGAGAACGATGCGCGACGCCTTCTACGACAGGACAGGACTTGACCACGCTGAACAGCGTGAGCTCGAGGACTTCCTGTTGAGAACCCTGTCCAAGGGCAGGGTGGTGGTCTCGCACGCGCTGATCGACAGGCTCATAGCCCTGTAGTTTCCGCCTTGCGGTTCTCCTATTTCTGCTTTTAAGCATGCCACCCCGCCCCAAGACCAACCCGCCCAAGAAGCGCGCCGGCCAGCAGGCCCGCGCGCCCCGTACCGGCAACACTGTCCAAACCCGCACCATGAACGCGGTGAAGTCCCTAGCTCTGAGCAAGATGCCGGCCTCTCTCCCGAGGGCTCCGTATCTGCCGATGTATGTCCAATGTCAGATCGACCCCGAAAGCTGTCCAGCTTGCAGGGTCCCCGACGACTACACCTCGGCCACCAATTGTATCAAATGTGTCGACGAGTACACGGTGTCAACCGACGCATTCGGCAACGCAGTATTCGGTACAAATGCGTGCATGTTTCAGGGGCGTATCAATTACGCGACTACGTCAACAGCCACTACGTGCTCC